GACCGAGGGCAACTTCGCTGAACTTGATACGCTGACGGGCGGTTTGAGTAGTCATGCGGAATCCGTATGGGGAAAAGTGAATGACAGTGTGGGGAGGTGATCGTTTTGGCACAGGCCAGGAGGGCGGCAAAACTCCGGGAAGAGTTAAGAAGATCCGCAACCAGTCAGGAAAACCGGCCGATCGGGGGTGAAAACCGGGTCACCTAGTATTTGTAGCAAAAGCGGGCCGGATTGATCGAATTTGCGCTGTTATTGGCACAAAACCACGCGCCTCCTGAGCGCTCTTGAGATAGAGCGCCATCCCTAGAGCCATCAAGCATTCAGGGCCAAGTGAGGCCGGGACACCAGGCAACACCTGCGTCCGATTCTCGAAAAAGAATCGGACGTTGAGAATCGGACGTGGTGGTAGACGTCCGATTCCCCGGAAAGCTAATGCCTGAGCGGGTTCAAGAAACTAAGCCCTGTTGTTGCGCTGCAGCGGAATCGGACGCGAATCGGACGCGAATCGGACGCCGAAAACGGTCCCCCAATCGGCTATTTTTCTACCTTGATGAGGCGGACAGAAACGCGGCTGTGTTTGCGTGGCAGCTGAGCCTCAAGGATACAAGGCAGGCCTGGTGTTGAGGACAAATGTGGCTAGCAGTTCAAGATCGCCGTCAGTGATGTTGTTCAGGCGCTCAGCCTTATCTGGCGGAAACATCTTGCACAGCGAGCCCCATGTATCGACGGATAGGGATATAGCTTGACCACGGTCGTGGTCAGGCCCGAGCACCTGCTGGGCAGCCTGCATGCACCGGGCTATCATGACGGACGCCGTCCGCTCCATTACCTCGACGTGATTGGTCGCCGGCTGGCCGCGAAACGGCGCCGGCGCAGAGGCTACCGAAACACCCTTCGCGCCTTTCCGTGACAGGCGCAGCGCGGCTTCCAGGTCTTCATCCCCAATTGCATCGACCCCGTCGACATAGTCGGTGCTGGGTCCGTGTTTGTTGTACTCCTCCAGGAACATCAACTTCGCTGTAGTCAGCGGATCGCCCACGGCTATTGTCGAGCGGAATTGCTCGAAAGACCGCGCCAGCAGGCGCATGCGGACCAAGGCCATCACCGCCGCCGGTGGCTGATAGAGCCGCTTGACGCCGGCCTTGCCGCCTTGCGCCCGCACCTCGCGCCACGGCCATTGCTCGCGCTCGACCAGCTTTCCCCAACCCCGTTCGGTGCTCGGAAAATCGGGAAGGCCCATCTCGGCCAGGTCTTTACAGGCAAACCCATCCGGTTCAGAGCTTAGTTCAGAGCTATCGAAGATTATTTCGTGATGGTAGGTCAATAAATATCTCTTTTAATTTCAGCTTGTTACTAATTAAACGGGCCGATAGCGAAAATTTGCAGCCCTGAACCGTTGACATGGTTCAGTTCTGTTCTTAACATGGCGTCACGGTCAATCATTAAACGGACAATCGACATGCCAAAAAAACCAGCCCCGCAAGACTGGCACAAAGAAGACATCAAGGCGGCCGTTCGTAAGAGCGGCACCACCATGAAGGGCCTCTCCCTCCGGAACGGCTACCGCAGCGTCGATGCCTGCTCGCAGGCACTGCATCGACCCTACCCGAAGGTCGAGCGCCTCATCGCTGCCGCCATCGGCGTGCCACCGGAAACTATCTGGCCATCGCGTTACAAGTTCAAGTCTACACCGGCAAGTAACGCGGTCAAAGTCAATCAGGCGAGGGCTGCCTGACATGAAGCAAAGCTATAGCCTAGACCTGTTCGCCGACGCGCCAGAGCGGCCGGGCGCCCTGGGCTGCCGCGTCGAGATCGCGGCGACGATGGCTGATGCACTCAAGACCGCTGCCGCGCGCGGTCTGGACCGCGACGCGGTGGCCGAGCGCATGGCCTTCCATTTGGGCGACAAGTTCAACCCGGCCACGCTCAATGGCTATACCGCCCCATCGCACACCGAGAAAGCCGAGCAGCCCCGCGACATCAGCCTGCTGCGGGCGATGGCCTTCGATGCCGCCCTTGGTTCGGATGTTTTGCTCGGCCTGTATGCCCGCAAGCGCGGCGAGCGCCGCGTTATCACCGCCGACGAAGCGGCCTTCATCGAACTCGGGCGCATCCACCAGCAGGAGCGCGAGCTGGCCGAACGCAAGCGCGCCCTGCAGGCGCTACTCAAGACACAAGGGAGCCATTGAAATGGGAAGAAGACATCTGGTCGACCTGCTGCCGGAGGTTGTGCGGCAGGAACTGTCGCGGCGCGTTTTCGATAGCAAGTTCAGTGGCTACGAGGGGCACGAAGCCTGGCTGATGGCGCGGGGCCACCGGGTGGGCAAGTCGTCGCTGCACCGCTTCTATAGCGCCATCGAGCGACACGAGATAGGGAAACGCGAGGCCGAGATCGCCGCAATGGTGGGAAGTAGTCGCGCCCATGAAGGGGTGGCACAAAATGCCCCGCTGATCGTCCAGATCGTGAGCCCGACCACCGGAACCCTGCGAATCCTCACCAGCTACGCCAGCAGCGAGCGCATCGAGGCCGCTGTCAGGGGGTTGGAATGAACAGCTGGTACAGCGCGCAGGAGCTGGCAGGTTTGCCCGGAATGCCCGGCACAGAGCGTCGCGTTCGCGCCAGGCTGGAAAACAAACCATCCGAAGCTCGCAAGAAAGAGCGAGGTAAGGGCCTGGAATGGCCGATTTCCTGCCTGCCGCCCGAGACGCAGAACGCGCTGTTGCTGGCCTCGTTTGCCGGAGCCTCTACGGGCCCCCTCCGGCCTGACGGCCTCCCCGTCTCGCCAGCGCCGACTTTTCAGATTACCTCCTCCCGGGTCTCAGCCGCCGGGGTTTTGCCCGCCACCGAGCGCCTAGCGCGCCCAGAGCGCCCCGAGCGCCCGGCGGGCCTTTTTATTCCTTCGCTGTCCAGCCTGGACAGCCCCGACAGCGGCCAGCTCGATGTTGAGCGCGCCCGCGACCGCATTCTCGACTTCATCGTCGTCTATGCCGGATCGGTGCAAGCCGCCATCGATCACCTAAACGTCCATCACTTCGACGGCACGCTGCCAGGCCCGCTGGCTTGGGCCTACGACCACGCCTGGTCGAAAAAGCGCAAGGATTCGCGCCTCAACCTGGACACTCTCAACAAGTGGAAGGCCGTCAAGAAGCAGCGCGGGCGAGCGGCGCCGCTGAAGATCGTCAAAGACATGAGTGTCAAGCCCTGGCACGCGCTGGCCGTCGCCCTGGTGCAGCGGCCGCAAGGCGGCTGCAAGAAGTGGGTCGCCGAACAAATCGCGGCGCAGTGGCAGGCCGGCTGGGGAGGGAAAGCGCCGAGCTACGACGTGGTGGCCAAGTTCTTCCGCGACCAGTTCAGCCAGATCGACCAGCTCAAGGGACGTTACACCGGCAGCCAGTTGCGCGCCCGGATGAAATATCAGCACCGCGACAGCAGCAACCTGCTGCCCTGGGACGAAATTCATGCCGACGGCTGGAATACCCACTTTTCAGCGCCGCACCCGGTGACGGGCGAGTATGTCACCTATGAAGTTTGGCATGCCCACGACGTGGCCACGCGCTTTGTGCCGCCCTTCGGCGTTGGCCTGACCGAGAACTTCGAGGTCATCGCCAAGTGCGTCGAGCACGCCTACCGGGCCGGCGGCTGCATGATGTTCCTGCAAACGGACAGCACGCGCATCGTCAAGCTCAGCGAGAAATTCAAGACCAACCCGGCCACGGCGATCGCCGATCGCGCCGGCTTTACCATCGTGCATCCGGTCACCGTCGGCAACTCGCAGGCCAACGGCATCGCTGAAAACTTCAACACCTGGCTGGACAAGGAAAGCCGCGAACTGGCTACCTACCAGAACCCGCGCCAGATGGACGAAATGAGTTTCAAGCGCGGCAAGCGCCTCACCGCCGCCATCGTCAAAGCGCAGGCTGCCGGCGACATGGCGTTGGTGCAGGCCAAACGCAACGAGCTGACGCGCATCAATAAGGGCCTAGTGCTCACCAGCCATGCCCAGACGTTGGCCTGGCTCGAAGACAAGCGCCAGAAGTGGAACCACAAGCCGCACCGCGCCCTACCGAAAGTACGCTGCGCCGCGACCGGCAAGCTGCGCCACCAGACCCCCGCCGAAGCCCTCATGCAGCACATTTTCGCCGGCTGGGAACCCAGCCTGCCCGACCTGACCGATGCCGCGCTGGAACAGCACATGGTCGACCTGTTCCGGCCGCACCTGCAGATCAAGGTGCGGCGCGGCACCGTCAGCCCCTACGGCGGCATGCGTTACGAACACGACGAGCTGCCGCACTGGGAAGGCAAAGACGTGGTGGTGGCCTACGACATCATGGACTGGCGGCAAGTGTGGGTGAAGACCCTCAAGGGCGAACTGATCTGCATTGCGCAATTCAAGGAAGCCACCGGCTACCGCACCCTCACGGCGCAAGAAGCCGCCGACGAGAAACGCGCGATGGCGCGCATCGCCAACAAGCAGCGCGCCATCGAGCGCGACAAAGCCAGCGTGCCCGGCATGGTGGTCGAAGGTGAAAGCCGGCCGGCGATTCTCGACTACATCGAAGCGGAAGTGGTGCCGATCCGCGTCGAGCCGCAGCCGACCCTCGCCGATCTGCTGCGCGAGCAGCCCGCGCGGGAACGGGAACGGGAATTGACCTTCGAGGAAACCTGCGCGCTCTACATGCGTCGCAGCGACGAGAGCGATGAAGAACAAGCCGGGAGCCATGAGGACGGTCCCGCAAAAGAGGCGGCCGCCGGGTGAGTGGAATCACGCGACGGCCATTTACAGCAGTACTGATAGCAATCAGTCAAGGGAGTTTATCAGCATGAGACAGCACTACGTTAAAACCAGCAATCACCAGCGCTTCATGGACGCGGTGGCCACCATCGATAATCGCGGCAGCAAGGAAGCCTGCATCCTGCGCCTCACCGGCGCACCAGGCACCGGCAAGACCACCACGGTGGATCATTGGGCCGCGAAAAGTAACGCCGTGCTCATCGACGGCGTGCCTGGCATGGGCATCACCTTCGTGCGCGACTACCTGGCCGACCAGACCGGCATCAAGGAACCGCGCCGCTTTGCGCAGGATAAGGCCTTCGTCGACTACTTCAAGCGCAGCGGCTTCCCAATCATCCTCGACGAGGCTCAGCACGGCCTGCCCAACAAGGCCGAGTGCATCGAATACCTGCGCCGTATCGGCGAGCGGGCCGGCGTCATCCTCGTGCTAGTGGCTCACAGCAGCGAGGCGCACCGCTTTGGCGAAGAGCGGCTGGCGCATATCGCCACTCGCATCAGCGCCGCGCCTGAACTCAAGCCGGCCAGCATCGAGGATGTATCTGCCTACCTCGAAGAACTCTGCGAGGTGCAGGTCGATGCCGCGATCGCCCAACAAGTGCATGAGCAAAGCCGGGGGCGGTACCGCCTGATGGCTAACGCCGGTCGCATGCTCGAAGCCGTCGCCGGCAAAAAAGGCGCGCAAGCCTTGACCGCCACCGACGTGAAGGGCCTGCGGCTGTGTGAAGACGTGCTGAATCGGGTGAAGAAGTGAGTCCAGGCCAGACCGCCCCCCGTAAAGTCACCACCGGCCTGCGGCAGCGCGCCTGGTGGGTAATTCGCCGGCATGGCGTCTTCACCTTGCCCGAGTTGCTCGCCACCGTGGCCGACGGCAAGGAGCGCGACGCCGAAAGCAACCTCGGCCGCTGGCTGCGCGCTCTGGCGAAGGTTGGCATCCTCAAGATCGAGGGCCGCGCACGCCCTCTGTCGCCAACCAGCAACGGGGCATGGCGTTACCGTCTGATCATCGACGCCGGCCGTGACGCGCCGGTGTGGCGGCAAAGCGCCGGCGAAGTCTATGACCCGAACAGCGGAGAAACTCATGCCATTGCCTGAAGCCATCGAACTCGTCAAGGCAGCGGCGAAGGTGCATCCGCGCAAGCTGGCCGGCGTGGCTGATGCGCTTGGCTACTCGCGCCCGGCGCTGTCGCGCTACGTCAACGGCAGCTATGGCGGCGCGGAAAAACTCGAAGCCGCCATCTTCGACCGGTACCAGGGCGTGCGCGCCTGTCCGCACAACGGGGAGCACGTTCCTGTCTCCCACTGCCGCCTGCGCGCGCATGCCCCAGAGCCATTCGGCGGCGCTGCCCGCCACGCCCAATGGCAAGCCTGCCAGCGCTGCCCCTACAAACCGACTCAGGAGATCAAGCCATGATGCGCTGCCTCAACCACCCAGCCATTCCCGGTACTGACGACCAGCGACTGGCCGCGTTCGCCCGCATCGTCGCCCAGGCCGTTGCCGAGCTGATCCGCCAGGGCTTCTCGCCCATCTCGTTCAGCGCCGACGTCGTCGCGCCCGGCCTGCCGTCGATCCTGGTCGCATCAAGCAACAAGACCGCCGCCGCCGTCGAGAAAGAGCGCGCCGCCTACTACAAGACCAGCACACTGCGCGGCGTGCCTGAGCGCTGGGGGCAGTTGCTTTACCCGCCACCTGGCGTGCGGGTTATCTGGGTAGAGAGGGGGCACTGATGAACGCACCCGAACGCATCCTCGACCCCGAGCTGCTCGCCGGCCTCGAAACGCCGGAATTCCTCAAGCGCGCCGAAGCCGAAGCGCTCTACGCCTGGTGGTCCTCGCGCCGGCTGCTGATCATCAAGGATGGCGCCACCGTCAGCCTTTGCGCCGACGACCTGCGCGGCCTGCTGCGTTTTCTCAGGGTCAGTCGTGTGGAGGAACAGCTATGAGAGACACCATCATGGACTTGCAATCCCTGTGCGACTTCGGGCACTCAAGGCGCGACGTCGCCAGGATCTCCGGACTGACGATCGGGCAATTGAATTACCGCTTGGCCAAAGCCATCCCACCGAAACCCAGGCGCCGCAAGTCGGCCCTCATGCGCCCCTGCCTGTGCTGCCAGACCACCTTCAACAGCGAAGGCCCGCACAACCGCCTCTGCGATACCTGCCGCCGCCAGCGGCTCACCGCCTTCGACTACTCGCCCAACAGCTAGGAGACCGCTATGACCGAAACACCCGTCACCAAAGAAGCGCTGTTCCGCCACCTGAAAAACGGCCAGGGCAACGGCCGGGACGTCAAGACGCTCGCCTCCCTGGTCGGCACCACCGAGCGCGCCATCCGCCAGCTCGTCGATGACCTGATCGAGGCCGGCACTCCGGTCTGTGCGCACCCAACGACCGGCTACTACATCCCCGAAACCGAAGCCGAAGTGCAAGCCGTCTGCGAATGGCTGCACGGCCGCGCGGTGCACAGCCTCGGCAAGATCAGCAAGCTGCGCAGCGCATTCGCCAAATTCACCGGCACCGACGGCGCCAACGAACCCCTTCCCGAACTCTAATCACAGGAGCAACCATGCCTGAAACAATCAGCCTCGACCAGATCCGCGCCGCCGCGCAATACCTGGCCAACCGTCGCAACGATACCCAAGCATGCTCGACCATGCTCAACGCCGAGATCAAGGCGGCGATTGCGCCGATCCTGGAAAAATACCGCACCACCCTCGACGACTACGCAGAATCGGAAGCCTTCGCGCTGCGGAAGCTCGACGATCTACTGATCATTGCGCCGAATCTGTTCGTCAAGCCGCGCAGCCTCGAAGTCGACGGCGTAAAAGTCGGCTACATCAAAGATGCAGACTCGCTGGACTGGGACGACGACGCGGCCGTCATCGCCGGCATCAAGGCGTTACTACCAGAACAGGCCGACATCCTCATCCGCACCGAAGAAAGCCTCAACATCAGCGCGCTGGCCGGCTGCGAACTTAACGACCTGCGCAAGGTAGGCATCCGCACCGTCGCCGGGGCCGACCGTCGCTATATCAAAGTCGGCGACAACGATGTCGAGAAAATCACCAAGCTGGTCATCGCCGACGCCGCCCGCCGCCAAGGCGAAAACGAAACCGCCAAAGCCACCAAGGGCAAAGCCAAGGCCAAGCCCGTCGAGGTGGCGGCATGAAACCGCAGTACGCCGTCTATGACAGAACCGAATCGCTTTTCGAAAGCGTGGCCAGCGATGTCGTGACCTTCGGATTCCTGTTCGTCTGCATCTACGTCAGCCGAGAAAGCACCTTTTGGACGCTCGTCGCGGGCGGCATGTTCTTCCTAGCGCTGTCTGCGAAATTCACCGCGATTGGCTTGCGCAAGCGGAAGCTGTATTTCAAGACAAAGGCAGAGGTAATAGCCTGGGCAAACGATCTGCCGGATGACGAGAAAGTCGGCGCTGGCGAGACGGCGAAAGAGGTGGCGGCATGAGCCTGCTCTTTATCACCGGGTGCGCTGTCGGCGCGATCATGGCGACCGTTGGCTGGGTCGCTTGGGGCTATCGTCTGAATTCAGCGAGCGGCGAAGCCGTCCGCTGGAATGATTAGTTCGGCGGCGTGTCACCAGCGCCGACTTTTGAAAGGGTAGAG